CCCCCCGACCAAAAAACAGACCCTTGTAAAAAATTTTTTATTATGTTATACCTGCGATACCGGCTGCTATAGCTTGCGATTATGCTTATAACCCCTGACATTGGCGTAGAGATTACGCCCGAAATAAATTTTTCCAACCTGCAAGACCTTGCGGAATTTGGTGCTAACACCGCTGAATTGCTGCATAAGAATGGGTTGGAGCTAGATTCCAAGCCAGAGCACGCCGAAATAGCTGCTCAGATTGCTACTGCTTACGCCGCAGATCCTATGGGTACTGCCAAGCAGATCACCCCATCGCGTGCAGCATCCCTGCCCCCTGCTGTCTTAATACAAACACGCGACATACTTGATACTTTTGGGCGTGCAGTCGTGAGGCAAGCCGTTGAAGTACGTCATCTTGTTACCAACAAGCTCATCCTTGAGTCGGAAAACCCTGATCCGAAGGTGCGAATCCGCGCCTTGGAGCTTTTGGGCAAGATTTCGGATGTGGGTCTGTTCACTGAACGTACGGAAATAACTGTAACCCACCAATCTACGGACGATCTACGCACCAAACTGCGGGAGAAATTCAATCGACTCAAAGAAGTTGAGGACGCCAAGGTGGTTTCGCCCTTGGAACTAGAATTGGACGAGGAATTGGGCCTAAATGACTGATTTGGCGTTCTCAGACGAGGAAGTTGACGAGCTTCTGGCGCGTTTGGATGAGTTTTCCGAGGAAGAACAGACCGAAATCCTGCAAATTGCGGACACACTAAGCACCCGCAAGCATGTGCAGTCGTGCTATGACGACCTGATTGAGTTCTGTAAGCATATGCAGCCCGACTATAAGGTTGGGAAACACCACAGAATCCTTGCTAACTTGCTGATGCAGCTAGCAGACGGGTCAAAAGACCGTGTTTGCGTCAATATTCCGCCTCGCCACGGCAAAAGTCAGTTAGTTTCCATCTACTTCCCGGCTTGGTTCATCGGCAGACAACCTAATAAGAAGGTGCTGATGGTGTCCCACACCACGGATCTTGCCGTGGACTTCGGTCGAAAGGTGCGAAACATCATTGATACGGACGCCTACCGGCAAATATTTCCTACAGTTAACCTTGCTGCGGATAGCAAGTCAGCAGGTAGATGGAATACTAACGTGGGGGGTGAGTACTTTGCTTGCGGTGTAGGTTCGGCTTTGGCAGGTCGTGGTGCTGACTTACTACTAGTTGACGATCCGCATAATGAGCAGGACATCATCAACGGCAACCTCGATATCTTTGACAGGGCCTACGAGTGGTTCACTTTTGGTGCTAGAACTCGTCTGATGCCGGGGGGCCGTGTAGCTATTATACAAACCAGATGGCATTTAGACGATTTAACGGGTCGTGTCGTACGGGACATGACGCAAAACAGCGGGGCTGACCAGTACGAAGTGGTCGAATTTCCAGCAATTCTGGAAGTTAAGAACAAAAAAACGGGTGAAATCACCGAAAAAGCCCTCTGGCCTGAGTTTTTTGACATGCCAGCACTACTGCGAACCAAGGCTTCTATGCCTGTTTTCCAGTGGAACGCGCAGTTTCAACAGAACCCAACAGCCGAAGAAGCCGCTCTTGTTAAGCGGGAATGGTGGCAGATTTGGGAGAAAGAAGACCCGCCAAGCTGTTCTTACCTAATTATGTCGCTAGATAGCGCGGCAGAAACCAATAACCGTGCTGACTTTACGGCGCTAACAACTTGGGGTGTGTTTATTAACAAGGAGACGGATGCCCATAACATCATCCTGCTCAACTCAATCAAGAAGCGCGTTGAGTTCCCCGAGTTAAAAGAGTTGTGCTACCGGGAGTGGAAAGAATGGGAGCCGGATGCGTTCATCGTGGAGAAAAAATCTAGTGGTACACAGTTGTACCAAGAGATAAGACGTACGGGTTTACCTATACAAGAGTTCACTCCACACCGTGGAACCGGCGACAAGATGGCACGTTTAAACTCTGTAGCTGATATCATACGGTCAGGTTTAGTGTGGGTTCCTCAAACTCGTTGGGCCGAGGAATTAGTCGAAGAAGTCGCAGGTTTTCCGTTTGTCAGTAATGACGACTTGGTTGACTCCACCGTAATGGCACTGATGCGGTTTAGGCAGGGCGGGTTTATACGTCTGCCATCCGATGAGCAAGAAGAAGTTCGTTACTTTAAGTCCCGCCGTGGCGGCTATTATTAAAGGTAGGCTATGCCAGTAGATTCAATTGACAAAGGACCATATGCAGCACCTCAAGGTATTGAGGCTGAACTAGGGGGTATTTCTGATGACGATCTGGACAGCATGTTGGAGATTGAGATTGTCAATCCTGATATGGTTACTCTTGATGATGGTAGCGTCGAAATTACTTTAACCCCCGGTGACGATACTGCGGAAGGTGAGTTTGACGAGAATCTGGCGGAAACCCTAGAAGAAGGAGTACAGCAAACCCTAGCAAGCGAATTGATCGAGTTAATTGATGCGGACATTAACAACCGCAAAGACTGGGCAGATACGTTTGTTAAAGGTCTAGATGTCCTTGGGTTTAGGTATGAGGAGCGTACCGAGCCTTGGGAAGATGCGTGTGGCGCATTCTCATCAGTGCTGGCAGAAGCTGCAATTCGGTTCCAAGCCGAGGCTATGTCGGAGACTTTCCCATCAATGGGTCCGGTCAAGACCAAGGTCATGGGTCAGATTACACGCGAGAAGGAAGAAGCAGCCGGACGTGTAAAAGAGGACATGAACTATCAGTTAACCGAGCGTATGGTTGAGTACCGCCCAGAACATGAGCGGATGCTGTATGCCTTGGGCCTTGCTGGTTCAGCGTTCAAGAAAATTTATGTTGACCCCGCGTTGGGTCGGCAGGTCGCTATCTTTATTCCAGCAGAAGATATGTTAGTGCCATATGGCGCTTCTAATCTTGAGTCAGCGGAGCGAATCACGCACGTGATGCGTAAAACTGAGAATGAAATCAAGCGGTTACAAGCTAACGGGTTTTACCGCGAGGTGGACTTGGGTGAGCCGCAGTCATTCCCATCTGACATTGAGAAAAAGAAAGCCGAGGAAGGTGGCTACTCCCTGACCGATGACGACCGCTATACAATTTATGAGGTTCACGCTGACTTGGTAATTGAAGGTGTGGATGAGGACGACATCGAGACGGGTGATGAGGAAGCTGAAAGCGAGGACGACAAGCAGTCGGAGCAGCTAGCCAAGCCTTACGTGGTAACAATAGAGCGTGCTACTGAGAAGGTGCTATCTATTAGGCGCAACTGGGAGCCGAATGACCCCCTGCATCAGAAGCGTCAGCACTTTGTCCATTATGTCTATGTCCCCGGTTTTGGATTTTATGGACTTGGCCTGATCCACATTATTGGTGGATATTCCCGAGCGGGAACGTCAATACTTCGTCAGCTTGTTGATGCGGGTACGCTGAGTAACCTGCCGGGGGGGCTGAAGGCCCGTGGTATGCGGGTTAAGGGCGACGATACGCCGATTGGTCCGGGCGAGTTCCGTGACGTGGATATCCCGAGCGGGGCAATTAAGGACAACATCATGATGTTGCCTTACAAGGAGCCGAGTCAAGTTCTGCTTGCGCTGATGACGCAGATCAACGAAGACGGTCGCAGACTTGGTGCGATATCAGATATGAATATATCGGATATGAGCGCACAGGCCCCGGTCGGAACAACTCTGGCTTTGCTGGAGCGCACACTCAAGCCGATGGCTGCGGTGCAAGCGCGGGTTCACTACGCGATGAAGCAGGAGTTTAAGCTCCTGAAAGAACTCATCCGTGACTATACGTCCGAGACGTATAGCTATGATCCACAAGACACGAACAACCGTCAGATCAAGCAGTCTGACTATGACATGGTAGAAGTAATACCCGTGTCTGACCCTAACTCGTCCACGATGGCGCAGCGGGTAGTTCAGTATCAAGCAGTACTCCAGATGGCACAGCAAGCCCCGCAGATTTATAACCTGCCACAACTGCACCGTCAGATGATTGAGGTGCTAGGGGTTAAGAACGCTGACAAGCTGGTCCCGATTGAGGACGACCAGAAGCCGACAGATCCTGTATCCGAGAACATGAACGTGCTGATTGGCAAGCCGGTCAAAGCGTTTATTTATCAGGATCACGACGCGCATATCGCTGCACATACTAGCTTTATGCAAGACCCGATGATTGCTCAGACGATGGGGCAGAACCCGCAAGCACAGCAGCTTATGGCTGCGTTGCAAGCACATATTGCGGAACACTTGGGCTTCTCATACCGCAAGCAGATTGAGGAAAGGTTGGGCGCTCCGTTGCCTGTACCGGGAGAAGAACTGCCCGAAGAGATCGAGATTCAGTTGGCACGGCTTGTGGCCGAGGCCGGGAAACAGCTTGCTCAGGAACACATGCAGCAAGCAGCGCAGCAGCAAGCACAACAGCAAACTCAAGACCCGATGTTCCAGCTTCAACAAGGCGAACTCAAGGTCAAGCAAGCTGAAGTGGCTAGAAAGCAAGCCAAGGATCAGGCTGATCTCCAGCTTGACGAACAAAAACTTGCACTTGACCGAGAGCGTTTACAAATGGAAGCCCAGCGTAACGCTAACCAAACTTCTTCTCAGGACCAACAAGCCCGACAGAAGATGCGACTAGATGTTATGAAACACGTAACACAGCAGCCTCCCAATCCGGGAGGCCCACCACAGGGGTAATATATTGTGGCTAAAACCGTCTTTGACGTGCTGATTGAGAAGATAGAAGCGCACAAAATCGCTGCTATGGAGTCACTTGTATCCGGTGGAGCTAAAGACTTTGCCGAATATAAAGCGACGTGCGGGATCATCCGAGGTCTGTCCCTTGCACGTATGGAAATCCAAGACCTTTCGCGTACTTTTATGGATGACGATGATGAGTGATAACTACACTGTGACTGACGAAGAATTGGAAGCCCAACTACCCATTCCCGTTGGATACAAGCTGCTGATTGCCCTGCCAACTATTGAAGAAACGTATGACTCAGGGATTGTCAAAGCCGAGAATACGAAACATGCCGAGCAAGTCTTATCAATGATTGGACTCGTATTGGACATGGGGGCGCAAGCCTATTCTGACCCTGATCGGTATCCAAATGGTCCTTGGTGTGAAGTCGGAGACTACGTATTGTTCCGCACTAATACCGGTACTCGGTTCCGTTTCAATGGCACGGAATACCGTCTTATGAACGACGACTCGATTGAGGCTGTTGTTTCCGATCCACAAGGCATTACAAGGGCTTAAAGATGGAAAGGGACGAATACAAATTCCCCGATGAGGTTGAATCGGAAGGTGTATCAATTACTGCGTCTGACGATGTGGATGTGGAGATTGAAGTTGTTGACGATACCCCCGAGAAAGACCGGAATCGGAAGGCATCAGATCCGCCTGAAGAAGTAACTGATGACGAATTGCAGGACTATTCTGAAAAAGTTCGCAAGCGTATTCAGCACTTTAACAAGGGTTATCACGACGAAAGACGCGCTAAAGAAGCCGCTTTACGTGAAAAGGAAGAGCTTGAACGCCTTGCCCGTAAGCTAGTTGACGAGAACAACGAGTTAAAAGGTACGGTAAACAAGAATCAGGAAGTATTGCTTGAACAGGCTAAACGGGTTGCCGCTCAGGAACTTGACGAGGCCAAGCGCAAGTACAAGCAAGCGTATGAGTCGGGTGATTCTGACGCAATGGTTGACGCGCAAGAGGAATTGGTCGCGGCCAAGTCTAAAACTGAGCGTGTTAGCAACTTCCGATTACCCCCTTTACAAGAGTCGGAAAATCCTGTACAAATACAACCTAACGCCTCAGTACCGGCTGATCCGAAAGCGCATGAGTGGCAACAAGCTAATGCGTGGTTTGGGTCAGACGATGAAATGACTAGCTTTGCATTGGGGTTGCATCAGAAGCTGGTCAAACAGGGGGTTGATCCCCGTAGCGACGACTACTACGAGAGAATTAACTCTCGTATGCGCGAAGTCTTCCCAGATCAGTTCAAGCAACGCCGTCGAAGTAATGTAGTAGCTCCCGCTACGCGCAGCACCGCGCCCCGAAAAATCGTGCTGACTAGTAGTCAAGTTGCTATCGCTAAACGGCTAGGCGTGCCTCTTGAGGCATATGCTAAACAAGTTGCTCTGGATATGAGGAAATAATCATGGCTGAAAATCGACTGAATCGTGATCTTGAAACCCGGGAAACCGCGAAACGTAAAG